CTTATTCAAAAGAATGGTATTTTAAAAATTTATTGGGATGATTCTCAAAAGACTGAAAGAGAAGAATATACTAGATTAACAGATGATGAATTTGATGATTTAGTTTCAGATCCACAAGTTAAAGTTTCAAACCATTCAGAATATGAAGAACCTATTACTGATGATAAAGGTAAAGAAATAGATAAAGTAAAACTACATGATGTAGTTATTCATAGAACAAAATTATATGGACAAGTTAGAATAGATCCAGTTCCTCCTGAAGAATTTTTAATCGAAAGAAGATGTAAAGATATTAATTCAGCTAACTTTGTTTGTCATAGAACAAATAAAACTAAAACTGAATTAGTAGAAATGGGATATGATAGAGATCTAGTTGAAGGATTACCAACTGGTGATACTGATTACTTTACTGAAGATAAATTTACAAGACACCAAAATATAGATTTTTCACATGGTTTATCAGATGGAGATAAATCTACTAATGATGTATTAGTACATGAATGCTACATTAGAATGGATCTAAACAATGATGGTAAAGCAGAGTTATGTAAAATAACTGTAGCAGGAGATGCTAAGAAATTATTAGATATTGAAGAAGTAGATACAATGCCTTTTATATCTATGACTCCTGTTATTATGCCTCACAGATTTCATGGAAGATCTATTGCAGAGCTAGTAGAAGATATTCAATTAATTAAATCTACTGTTATGAGACAAATGTTAGATAATATGTATCTAACAAATAATAACAGAGTTGCTATACAAGATGGTCAAGTAGCTATGGACGACTTACTTACAAATCGTCCTGGAGGAATTGTTAGAACTAAACAACCACCTCAAAATGTTATGATGCCTATTCAGGCACAACCTATTACAGAACAAGCTAGTGGTATGTTAGCATACTTAGACGCTGTTAAAGAAACTAGAACTGGTGTTAGTAAAACATCACAAGGATTAAATCCAGATTCTTTAAACAATAGTACAGCAACTGGTATGAACCAAGTTTTAACTCAATCTCAAATGAGAATGGAGTTGATTGCTAGAATCTTTGCAGAAACTGGTGTTAAAGATTTAGCTTTAAAAATATTTGAGTTGGTATGTAAATATCAACAAAAAGAAAAGATCGTAAGAATTAGAGGTAAGTATATACCTATGAGACCTTACGAGTGGAAAGACAGAGTTAATGTTACAGTCCATGTTGGATTAGGTACAGGATCAAAAGAACAACAATTGATCTTGCTTAATGCTATTCTAGAAAGACAAATGCAAGCTATAAACCTTCAACAGAATGTTTATGGTCCAATGGTTAATTTAAGAAATATTTATAATTCTTTAAAGAAATTAGTTGAAAATGCAGGTCTAAATAGTATAGAACCTTTCTTTATGGATCCAGATGTAGGAGCACAACAAATGCCTCAACTTCCACCTAAACCTCCAACAGAGTTTGAAAAAGTAACTCTAGCACAGGTTCAAGGTGAAAACCAAAGAGCACAGCTTAAAGCTGAAACAGAAGTTAAACGTATTGAAGCTACAATGAGACAAAATCTTTTAGACTTTGAATTAAAGATAAAAGAAATTGAACTTAAATATGGATCTAAAATAGATGAACTGGAATTGAAACGAAGATCTATGTTAGAAGCAGAAGATCTAAAATCTTCTGGTAATCTAATGCAACAGATAGTAAAAGGACAAGATCAATTCTTTAATAAACAACAACAAACAAATGGACAACAAGGAAAAACAAGTCAGGGAGGGCAAGAGAGCCGAACAACTCCTAAACGATCCCCTGCTTAAAACAGCATTCGAAGATCTTCTTGAAATATATAAACAAGAAATCTTCAATACAAGTTTCACTGAGAATGACAAGCGTACATACCTTTGGGTAGCCTACAATTTAGTAGACAAAATTAGAGGTCATTTACATAGCATCATAGCAAGTGGAAAACTAACTCAACAAGAGTTAGATCAATTAAATAAACGAAGTTAATCTAACGAAACTTCAATTACGTCAACCAACAAGAAAGGAACGTTATGGCACAAGAACAAAATGTTCAAGGTGCTGCTGAAAAAATTTCTGGACTATTGAATCCTAAAGAGGATAATCAGAAAACAGAAACAAAAGCAGAACCATCAGAAACACTTGAGAAACAAGAAGCTCCAGAAAGTCAACCAGAGTCTGAAGGAACTAAGGAGCAGGTTACTGAAAATACTGAGACAACAGAAGAAACTCAAACAGAATTAGAGGAACCAGAACTCCACCGAGTCAAAGTACAAGGTCAAGAGTTGGAAGTCACCCTCGATGAGCTGAAAGCAGGTTATTCTAGAGACTCAGATTATAGACAAAAAACTCATTCTTTAGGGTTAGAAAAGAGAGATCTTGAAACTCAAAAGACGAGTTTGCGTCAATCTTATGATACTCGACTATCAGAGTTAAATGATTTAATTGCAACTGCTGACGCAACTGTCAGACAACAACAAGGAAGTGAAGATCTTCAAAAACTTTATGACGAAGATCCCACAGCTGCAGCTAGACTGGACTACCAGTTACGACAACAAAACAGGCAGCTAGAGGAAGTCAGATCTAAAGCAAAAGAAGCTCAACAATCTCAATACAATGAGTTCCTGAGTACACAGCGAGAGTTAGCAGCTACAAAAATACCAGAGTTTGCTGATCCAAACAAAGCAGATACATTTAAACTTAATATGCGTAATTCGTTACGAAATTATGGATTTCATGATTCTGAAATAGGACAGCTTGCAGACCATAGATTTCTTATGGTTGCAAAGGATGCAATGAGTTACCAAAGTTTGAAAGATAGAAAACCTATTGTTCAAAAAAAAGTAGCTAATGCTCCTAAAGTTGTTAAAGCTGGTATAGCAAAATCAGGTACGAGTTCTGGTAGAGAAGCCATAAGACAAAAGATTGGCAAGTTGAAAAAGACAGGGCATCTTAATGATGCATCGTCTGCGATACTTGACATGATTAATCTTAAATCTCAACAACGAAAGTAAAACAATGGCACAACCAACAAATACGTTTGATACGTATGATTCAATAGGTGAAAGAGAAGATCTTTCTGATGTTATTTATAGCATCTCACCTACAGACACGCCATTCCTAAGTTCAGCTGCAAAGACAAAATCTACTGCAGTTCTACACGAATGGCAAACAGATGCATTGGCAGCAGCATCAACATCAAATGCTGTCATCGAAGGTGACGAAGCAACTTTAGACGCTGTTACTGCAACAACTAGATTATCTAACTCTTGTCAAATTATGGACAAAACAGTTGTAATCACAGGTACGCAAGAAGCAGTTGACAAAGCTGGTAGAGCATCTGAGATCGCT